ATGAAAAAATTCATTGGATCAGTTTTAGCTACGACATTAATTTTAGGGGGATGTTCCATGATGGAAAATGAATCAAGTAAAGACACGAATACAGAAACAAAATCAGTACCAGAAGAAATGGAAGCTTCAAAATATGTAGGACAAGGCTTCCAACCACCTGCAGAAAAAGATGCGATTGAATTTGCGAAGAAGCATCGTAAAGAATTTGAAAAAGTAGGTGAACAATTCTTTAAAGATAACTTTGGACTAAAAGTTAAAGCTACAAATGTTGTAGGTAAAGATGATGGTGTAGAAGTTTATGTGCATTGCGAAGATCATGGCATTGTATTTAATGCAAGTCTACCTTTGTACAAAGATGCCATCCATCAAAAAGGATCAATGCGCAGTAATGACAATGGTGATGATATGAGTATGATGGTGGGTACAGTGCTGAGTGGCTTTGAATATCGAGCGCAAAAAGAAAAGTATGATAACTTATATAAATTCTTCAAAGAAAATGAAAAGAAATATCAATATACAGGCTTTACAAAAGAGGCAATTAACAAGACACAAAACGTTGGATATCAAAATGAATACTTTTATATCACATATTTATCAAGAAACTTAAAAGAATATCGTAAATATTACGAACCGTTGATTCATAAAAATGATAAAGAATTTAAAGAGGGTATGCAACGAGCTAGAAAAGAGTTAGATTATACTGCTAATAGTAATACAGTAGCAACGTTGTTTAGTACGAATGATAAAAAAAATAGAAAAGAAAAGATAAATAATGTAATAGATTTATCCGAGAAAATTGAAAGAACAAAAGATATGCCAATCAAGAATACTATAACTACTCAATTAGGAAATAAACTTATTGGCACAAAAAAAGCTCGTTTTGATGATAAGAAAGTAGTGTCGTTTGGAGCATTTGAAGATGAATAAAATTAATGATAGAGACTTAACAGAATTGAGTAGTTACTGGGTTTATCAAGACATCAATAAAGATAATGATTTTACAGTTAACGGAAAAAGATTTAAGCAGGTTGATGAATATAATGATAATGGAAATAAAAATAAAAAAGGTGCCTCAGATTTAAAAATTTATGAATTGTTGGATGAAAAAGGAAAACCAACTGGTGAACAAACCATGATTTATCAAGGAACATCTAATGAGGCAATAAACCCTAATAATCCATTAAAATCTTTAGATATCGGAGATGATTGGTTACAAAATGCGAAATTAATGGATAATAGTAATAAGTCAACGGATTATCTTAAGCAATCAGACGAATTTGCAGATTTATATAGAGACAAACTAAATGACGCTAATAAATTAAGTAAGTATAACTTTACACAAAAATATGGTGTTAGTCCAAATAATTACAAAAACAAAACCATTGTGGCGGATGGCGGTAATTCGGAAGGCGGTGCAGGAGCAAAATATCAAGGAGCGAAACATCCAAATGAAAAAGTTGTTGCTACTGACCCAGCAATGGTACCTTATGCTGCTTGGCAGAAATTTGCTAGACCACGCTTTGATAATATGATTAGTTTTAATAGTACCAACGATTTATTAACATGGTTACAAGATCCATTCATCAAAGATATGCCAGGAAAACGCGTTAACATTAGTGATGGTGTGCCCAGGTTAGATGCTTTAATAGACAGCCATGTAGGTTATAAAAGGAAGTTAAATAGAAAAGACAACACATACGATACTGTACCACTAATCAAAATTAAGTCGGTAAAAGATACAGAAATTAAAAATGGAAAAAAAGTAAAAAAGACTATTAACATAACATTAGATATGGATGGGCGAATTCCGATAAATGTTTGGACAGGGGATTCGATTGCACGTTCTGGAAGAGGAACTTTAATTAAACTTAATTTAGAAAATCTTGATGCGTTGAGTAAACTGATTACTGGTGAAACTAGTGGTATGTTAGCAGAATGCGTAATCTTTTTAAATGAAAGTTTTAACATCTCAGAAAATGAAAATAAAAATTTTGCAGATAGAAAGCAACAATTATCAGAAGGATTTAAGGATAAGATTAACTTATTTCAATTAGAAGAAATGGAAAGAACTTTAATTAGTAAAATAAACTCACTTGAAGAAGTTGCAGATGAAACAATAGAAAGTATTAGTGCTGTTAAACACTTATTACCTGATTTTGCATTGGATGCATTAAAAGAAAGAATTAATGAGTTGTTTAAAGGTATAAAATCTTTTATAGAAAAAGTGTATGATAGTATAGATAATGAAATTTTAGAAATTTTCAAAAATATAGATCACGACTTCAGAGATGGAGTATCTGAAGAAATGATGAAACATTTGAAAGTAGTGAAACAGAATATAGAGCGAATAAAAAATCAAAATGATATTTATGGTAGGCAAATTGCAGAAATTAGAAGTATTATGAAACAACAAGATGCAACAATTTTAGATGGGAATTTCCAAATTAATTGTAGCGGCGAAAATATGGTACAGGGTCTAGTTATACCTTCTAATTATTTAGGAAGAAAAATGAAAATATTAAAAGACCATATCGATGATGGTATTAAAAAAATAGCAGACTATGTTCAAAGTATATATGATGAATATGCATCGAAAATTGTTGATGTAATAAAATATTTGATTAATACAATTCCCAAAATACGTAAGAATTTAAGACATGCAATTGAAATGTTAAATGTAAAAAAGAAAGAATTTTTGTCCCTGATTCCTAATGTAACTTGTAATTATATTAAAACTAAATTAGAAGAATTAGATAATACTTTAGGCAAATGGGAGCCATTTCTTAATGATTTAAAAGCAGTGTCACCAATTTTAGATAACCATTTAGATGATATTGTTAAGAACATGAAGCCTTTGATTGTACAGATGTTATTTGAACCATCACATTATGATGATATGTTTATTTCAAGAAAAGCTTTAACGCCAGTGTTCTCAAGCGTTTTATAAAGCTTGTAAAAAATATAAGGGCAAAAAAAGGGCAGATTTAAGCTAACTTGGAATGTTTTCGAGTTTTTGAGTTAGTTCTCTATCCATTTTTTCAGTTACATGAGTATATATGCGAATGGTTGTTTTTTCATCTACATGTCCTACCCTTTTCATAATTGCTTTTAAAGAAACATTCATTTCTACTAATAAAGTTATGTGTGTATGTCTAAATGTGTGCGTGGTAACTTTCTTATTCATATTTAAAGCTTTTGTAGTTTTCTTAAGCACACCGGCGATTTGATTATTACATAAAGGATTCCCTTTTTTTGTTGTGAATATGAACCCTCTGTCAACATAGCTCGAATTCCATCTTTTCAACATTTTGTTTTCCAGTATTATCTTTTTAAAAATTTCTACGGTTCTAGAATTGATGCTGATACTTCTTTTTGAACTTATAGTCTTTGTAGTGTCTTTGTATCCGAATCCTTCCTCGTATTTAATGCGGTGAATTGTACCTGTTATATTGATAGTTTTGTTTAATAAATCTATATCTTTTTCCTGCAGTGCTTGTAGTTCTCCTATGCGCATACCAGTTAAAGCCTGTACTTCTAAGATGCTGGCAATTAAAATGCGATTTCGCTTGTGTAACTTATTATCATTTAGTATATGATCACGTATCTGTAGGACTTGGTTCATTTCTAAATAGTTGTACATTTTAGATTCATCTTTTTCGATATCCTCTATTGTTTTTCTTCTTTTAGGAATTTTGACATTAGTTAACAAATATTCATTTGGATAATTGTAAAATTTAACTGCATATTTAATAGCTCCTTTCATATCTCCGAGTTGACGGGTTACTTGATTTTGAGAATAGATATCTGATAATTTATTAATAAATATCTGCATATATTTTGTATCAAGTTTGTTTAAAAGCAAGTTCTCAGAGCAGTATCGTTTAATGTTTTTAATTCTTATTTTTATATTATTAAGAGTAGTCAACTTTGAACCTGATGTTTTTATATGATATTCAAGCCATTCATCTAATAGCGCGTGAAAAGTCAAAGTTTTTAATTCGCTTGACGACTTGTTGTTCAGTTTTTCTTTTATTTTTTCTTCTAAACGAAACATTGCTTCTTTTTGAGATTGTTTTGTATTCTTATTCAAGACAACACTTACACGTTTCCATTTATCTGTATACGGATCTTTGTATTTCTCGTAGTATCTATACTTCGTTTCATTGTTCTTATTTTTAAATTTTTCAAACCACATTTTACATCCCTCCTCAAAATTGGCAAAAAATAATAAGGGTAGGCGGGCTACCCGATATTTAGTACTAGGTACTAAATGTGATATAATAAAATAAAAAGTAGGTGATATTTTGCAAATTTTACTATTGATAATAACAACTGGGATACCAGGATTTTATACTTACTATGCTCTATCCAATAAGAATTTGGTGTATTTCAATAGTGATAATAAGAAAGTTATTCTCGCTTTCTTTTCTGTAGTTTCTGTTTTTATTTTTTTATTAACTCTTAGTCTGTTTTCAGGACAAAACAACGTAAATCAGCTATTTCAAAAATTAACTTTTACAAAAACATTGTCTGCACTAATAGTAAGTATATTAATAATCATCATATTAACAGAATTCGTGTATACAAAAATTATAGAAATATACAATATTTTTAGTAATCATAACCGTAAAAGTAATAATTTAAAAAAAGTTGAAACGCTACCTGTACATCTATTAAAGTATGAAGATAATAAATATAAAATGTTCATAACTGTAAAAGATTTCGAAGGTAACATAATTGAAAAAGGATTCCTTGATAACTATTCAAGAAAACACAATCGAAATATATTACTTGATACTAGATTTAATGCTAATTACGAAGCCTTCAAAACATTGTCTGAATACAATGATTCATATTTAGATTTTGAAAACAAAGTTAAATTAGAATATCTATATATCGATAAGAAAAAATTAATTATTTCTTCTTAGGTTCTTGGATTAAACTTTCAACTTGACCGCTAGTTAATTTTTGATCACTTCCGGACTCGCCATTTCTAATTTCTCCTTTATTCTCGCTCACGTTCTCACCACCATTCAACGTCTACACTAGTAGGCGTTTTTTGATTTTTATATTAAAGGGCTATAAAAAGCTGTTAATACTTCAATTCTTTAATCCACATATATTTAAAAGTGAGGTAGTAGGTAATAAATATAAGACTTAAAGTTAAGATTGCTTTTTTCATGTCAATTTCTCCTTTGTTTATATTTATATTAAAGCGCTAAATATACGTTATTAATCACATTTTAGTTCTATCAGTAATTTTAGACTCCATAACTCTTTGACGTGACTCTTTAGCTTCTCGAATCATATCTTTAAATCCTTGACTGTCTATAAAAGATTTAGCTTCTTCTATTTGCTCTTGAGTTAACTCTTTACCACCGGTGTTAATGTGTAAGTGTTCAATTTCTTTATAAGAATTCATTTTTAGACTCCTGTTCTTCAAACTCACTTTTAGTTATAGGTAAATCGTTTTTCAATCTATAAGTCAGTTCTTCTTCTGTATAAAAGGGGATTTCAACCATTTCCCACTCTTCAATGTTAATGTCAACTTCTTTTAAATTCATTTTACTACCTCCTATAAAATAACTTTTCCAACTAACCTCACACTTTCGTTCCTGTAAAAGTGTAGATCATCGTATTCTTTATTTAGTGAAACTAGAGTCAATCTATCATCTTCAACAAAGACTTTCTTAACGTACGCTTCTTCTTCAATGATGAATATACCAATTTGTCCATTCTTTATATTGTGAGTTTTCTCTACGAATATAATTTCACCGTCTTTAAACATAGGTTCCATAGAATCACCATTTACTTTTAACGCTAAATCGTGTGTGGGGATAGGTCCTTTAACCATTTCAGTAAATAGCGTTTCATCGTGTAAACGTTCTCCTACACCAGCAGAGACGCAACCATTGACGTTAACTGGAGTTTTCTCCTGTTTATATGAATTAATATCTACAACGTTATCTCCTTTAGAATTCTGTTCTTCCAATTGTTCATTTGCATAGTTAAGTACGTTTTTTTGACGGGGAGGTGTGAGTTTGTTGTATATGGAAGTGATGTCGTTATTTTCAATTTTTCTATTCTTAGAAATATCAAAACCCATAAGCCACGCTTCGTTAACGTTTAAAGCCTTTGCTAGTTCAAAGACTTTGTCTTGTTTCGCTTCATATTTTCCATTTAAATAATCGCTAATTGAGTTTCTGCCAATACCAGTCCTTCTTGATAGCTCTGATTGAGATATCTTCCGTTCAGACATAATTTGCTTTAATCTATCCTTAAAACTGTTCATATTTCTGAACACCTCCTAAGAATATAATACTACGTACAATGACGATTATCAATAATTTTTAACAAATGTTGTACAGAAAAATGTATTTTATGTGTTGACTTATTTAAACAAAGGTGTTTTAATTGATTTGTACAGAAAACCGAACAAGAAGGGAGGTGAGTTTATGATATACAATTTCGATTATAGTTTGCTGTACGAAAGAATGGCAGAGTATAGATATAGCCAAAGTTCTTTAGCGAACGCAATCCCTATTTCAAGGACATCTATTAATCACAAGTTGCAAGGAAAAAATTTATTCACACAATGGGAAATAAAACGAATCTGTGAATTATTAGAAATCCCACCAACAAAAGTAGGTAGATATTTTTTTGAACAAAATGTACAGAAAACTGTACAAATATCTTAAAAGGAGGAACGAACAATGCAAGCATTACAAACATTTAATTTTAAAGAGCTACCAGTAAGAACAGTGGAAATTGAAAACGAACCTTATTTTGTAGGAAAAGATATTGCTGAGATTTTAGGATATGCAAGGACAGACAATGCCATCAGAAATCATGTTGATAGCGAGGACAAGCTGACGCACCAATTTAGTGCATCAGGTCAAAACAGAAATATGATCATTATCAACGAATCAGGATTATACAGTCTAATCTTCGATGCTTCTAAACAAAGCAAAAACGAAAAAATTAGAGAAAACGCTAGAAAATTCAAACGCTGGGTAACATCAGATGTCCTACCAGCTATTCGCAAACACGGTATCTACGCAACAGACAATGTAATTGAACAAACATTAAAAGATCCAGACTACATCATTACAGTGTTGACTGAGTATAAGAAAGAAAAAGAGCAAAACTTACTTTTACAACAGCAAGTAGAAGTTAACAAACCAAAAGTATTATTCGCTGACTCAGTAGCTGGTAGCGACAATTCAATACTCGTCGGAGAGCTTGCGAAAATACTTAAACAAAACGGTGTGGATATAGGACAAAACAGATTATTCAAATGGTTAAGAAATAATGGATATCTCATTAAAAAGAGTGGAGAAAGTTATAACTTACCAACTCAAAAGAGTATGGATCTAAAAATCTTGGATATCAAAAAACGAATAATTAATAATCCAGATGGTTCAAGTAAAGTATCACGTACACCAAAAGTAACAGGCAAAGGACAACAATACTTTGTTAATAAGTTTTTAGGAGAAAAACAAACATCTTAATAGGAGGAACGAACAATGCAAGCTCAAAACAAAAAAGTCATTTATTACTACTATGACGAAGCCGGTAATAGACGACTATTATCAATTGGTAATTTAGATACCTATTTATTAGCAGATATCAAATCAAGGTTTGATTTATATAAAAAGAAAATACCTGACTTAGATAATCTGTTCGTTCAAATAGACGGTGTTGAATTTAAATTACTATAGCCCGAGCATCTTATTAACGACTGACGATGCGATTTGTTGAATTATAGGGATTGAAACCGAAGAAACTTTTGACGCTTTAGCTTTAGTTTCTCTCCAAACTTCGACATCTCTAACATCATCCAAAAGGTTGTGACCTGAAAAATTCATATGTTTAACAAAATAACCTTCCATATAGAATTCAGCGTCTATATAACCTGCACCGGTCAATTGTTTAACAGTGTATTCGATGTCTTCACGTGAGAAATTTTTAATTGTATTTTCTAGGTCTTCATTATCTAGAACATTATTTAATTTTAAATCACTCTCTATAACTAAAAGAACTTCACGTATGCAATCGTGTTTTAACTTCATACGAATTCACCTCCTTAATAGGAGTATAGCAGAAAGGAGCATAAACATTATGGAAGATATGAAAGAAATTTATTCTTTAAAAATCCAAAAGAAGAATTTAAATAATAAACAAAAGAATTTAATGTCTGTAATTAATCAATGTATTGAACTAGAAAAGTTTTCTTACACCGAAATTAAAAAAGTTCTCTACCTAATTGATAGAGAACAAAAGTATTTAGCTAATAACCGCAGAAAAACATAAGTTAAAAATAATCTAACTCGGACTGCTGGCAATCTTCTAAATATTTTTCGTACTGATTTTTAGTTCCGCCCAGAACGTATTCAGTATTGTAGTACGCTTGTCCATTATCCAAAATTTTAACTAATTTTGTACCAACATGAACGATATCCCAACCTTCTTTTAACAGATCGTTGGCTGCATCATTAGCTAAATCGTCATCGAAAGACAATAGGTGATAGTAGTTTTTCATAATATTCACCTCCTTTCACTAGGAGATATCTAAATTATACACGAAAGGAAAGATAGAAATGCCAAAAATCATAGTACCACCAACACCAGAAAACACATATAGAGGCGAAGAAAAATTTGTGAAAAAGTTATACGCAACGCCTACACAAATCCATCAATTGTTTGGAGTATGTAGAAGTACAGTATACAACTGGTTGAAATATTACCGCAAAGATAATTTAGGTGTAGAAAATTTATACATTGATTATTCACCAACAGGCACTCTGATTAATATTTCTAAATTGGAAGAGTATTTGATCAGAAAGCATAAAAAATGGTATTAGGAGGATATTAAATGAGCGACACATATAAAAGCTACTTAATAGCAGTATTGTGCTTCACAGTCTTAGCGATTGTGCTTATGCCATTGCTGTACTTCACTACAGCATGGTCAATTGCAGGATTCGCAAGTATCGCAACATTCATATTTTATAAAGAATACTTTTATGAAGAATAAAAAAACTGCTACTTGCGCCAACAAGTAACAGTAAGTGTTCATCAAAATATACAACTTAATTAAATCAAAATATACGGAGGTAGTCAACTATGGCTGAAAATATTAAAACAGAACAACATTATTACACTAAAGATTTCTCAGGATACAGAAATGAAGAAGATAATTTTGTAGCAAATCAAGAATTGACAGTAACAATCACATTGAACGAGTACAGAAAACTTATTGAAATAAAGGCTGTTAAAGATAAAGAAGAAGATACTTACAGAGGTAAGTATTTTGCGGAAGAAAGAAAAAACGAAAAATTGGAAAAAGAAAATATAAAACTGAAAAACAAAATTTATGAATTACAAAACGAAGAAGATAACGAGGAGTGCGAAGAGGAGTACGAAGAATACAAGGAGGACTAAAAGAATGTATTACAAAGCGGGTGAGATAAAAAATAAAATTATAAACTTTAACGGGTTCGAATTTAAAGTGTCTGCGATGAAGAGACATGACGGTATCAGTATACAAGTTAAGGATATGAATAATGTTCCACTTAAATCATTTCATGTCGTAGATTTAAGCGAACTATATATTGCAATGGATGCAATGCACGACGTTATAAACGAATGGATTGAAGAGAACACAGATGAACAGGACAGACTAATTAACTTAGTCATGAAATGGTAGGAGGTCGCTATGAAGCAGACTGTAACTTATATCATTCGTCATAGGGATATGCCAATTTATATAACTAACAAACCAACTGATAACAATTCAGATATTAGTTACTCCACAAATAGAAATAGAGCTAGGGAGTTTAACGGTATGGAAGAAGCGAGTATCAATATGGATTATCACAAAGCAATCAAGAAAACAGTGACAGAAACTATTGAGTACGAGGAGGTAGAACATGACTGAACAAACTAATCAAGATGTCGATATTTTAACGCAACTAGGTGTAAAAGACATCAGCAAACAAAATGCAAACAAGTTTTATAAATTTGCGATATACGGCAAGTTCGGTACTGGTAAAACTACGTTTTTAACAAAAGATAACAATGCCTTAGTACTAGATATAAATGAGGACGGAACAACGGTAACAGAAGATGGGGCAGTTGTGCAGATTAAGAATTATAAGCATTTTAGTGCAGTGATTAAAATGCTGCCTAAAATTATTGAACAACTAAGAGAAAACGGAAAACAAATTGATGTTGTAGTGATTGAAACAATCCAAAAGTTACGTGATATCACTATGGACGACATCATGGACGGTAAATCAAAGAAACCGACATTTAATGATTGGGGCGAGTGTGCTACACGCATTGTAAGTATTTATCGTTATATTTCTAAATTACAAGAACATTATCAATTTCATCTTGCTATAAGCGGACACGAGGGCATTAACAAAGACAAAGATGATGAGGGAAGTACTATCAATCCAACAATCACGATAGAGGCACAAGACCAAATAAAAAAAGCAGTCATCAGTCAATCTGACGTGTTAGCAAGAATGACAATAGAAGAACATGAGCAAGACGGCGAAAAAACTTATCAATATGTACTTAACGCTGAACCATCAAATTTATTCGAGACAAAGATAAGACACTCAAGCAACATCAAAATTAACAACAAACGTTTCATTAATCCAAGTATTAACGATGTTGTACAAGCAATTAGAAATGGTAATTAAAAATTAATTAAAAGGACGGTATAAAAATTATGAAAATCACTGGTAGAACACAATACATTCAAGAAACTAATCAAGAGGCATTCATGAAAGGTGGGGACTTTTTAGGAGCTGGAGAATTTACAGTAAAAGTTGCAAATGTCGAGTTTAACGACAGAGAAAACAGATACTTCACGATTGTTTTTGAAAACAACGAAGGTAAACAATACAAACACAACCAATTCGTCCCACCATTCCAACAAGATTATCAAGAAAAACAATATATCGAGTTACTTAGTAGATTAGGAATTAAATTGAACTTACCAGATTTAACTTTTGACACAGATCAATTAATTAACAAAATCGGAACTATTGTACTTAAAAATAAATTTAACGAGGAACAAGGCAAGTATTTTGTAAGACTCTCATATGTAAAAGTTTGGAATAAAGACGATGAAGTAGTTAATAAACCAGAACCTAAAACTGATGAGATGAAACAAAAAGAACAGCAAGCAAATGGGAAACAGACGCCAATGAGTCAACAATCAAACCCATTCGCTAATGCTAATGGTCCAATAGAAATCAATGATGATGATTTACCGTTCTAGGACGTGGTTTAAATGCAATACATTACAAGATACCAGAAAGACAATGACGGTACTTATTCCGTCGTTGCTACTGGTGTTGAACTTGAACAAAGTCACATTGACTTACTAGAAAACGGATATCCACTAAAAGCAGAAGTAGAGGTTCCGGATAATAAAAAACTATCTATAGAACAACGCAAAAAAATATTCGCAATGTGTAGAGATATAGAACTTCACTGGGGAGAACCGGTGGAATCAACTAGAAAATTATTACAAACAGAATTGGAAATTATGAAAGGTTATGAAGAAATCAGTCTGCGCGACTGTTCTATGAAAGTTGCAAGGGAGTTAATAGAACTGATTATAGCGTTTATGTTTCATCATCAAATACCTATGAGCATAGAAACAAGCAAGTTGTTAAGTGAAGATAAAGCACTATTGTATTGGGCTACAATCAACCGCAACTGTGTAATTTGTGGAAAGCCTCACGCAGACCTAGCGCATTATGAAGCAGTCGGCAGAGGAATGAACAGAAACAAAATGAATCACTACAACAAACATGTATTAGCGTTATGTCGCGAACATCATAACCAGCAACATGCGATTGGCGTTAAGTCGTTTGATGATAAATATCACTTGCATGACTCATGGATAAAAGTTGATGAGAGGCTCAATAAAATGCTGAAAGGAGAGAAAAAGGAATGAATAGACTAAGAATAATAAAAATAGCACTCCTAATCGTCATCTTGGCGGAAGAGATTAGAAGCGCTAAAAAAATTAAAAAATTTACCCCTGAGGATTCTAAAGGTTTTCCTGATATAACAAAAGATTCAATAAAAGAACCTAAATAAAAATATTATGGTTGATAAAATCCCATTGTTCTTTTGTTAACCACCCTTGTTTGTTATTGACTATTTCTGTAACAAACAGCTTATCTCCAGAATCGAGATAAGGTTTCAACTTTTCTATCATTTCTGAAGTTGATAAAGAAGAACGGAATAAAAATGAAGATTTCCAATAATTGCAATGACCATTAGAAATTTCCTTTTTTATAACATTTCTCAATTCCTCATATTTTTGTCCGGGTGAGTTTAAATCATATGTTAACATATAAGGTTTTTCCATATTTTATTCACCCCCAATCTAACGCAGTAGCGATAACAAAATTATACCAGAAAGGAGATAACGAAATGGCAACATTTAGAGTTTACAAAGAATCAGGTAACTTTGTCACAGTACACAAAGATTTTATACATGATTCTAATATAAGTTGGAAGGCTAAAGGTATTCTACTTTATTTGTTAAGTCGACCTGATAACTGGCAAATTTACGAAACAGAACTAGAGCAACATTCAACTGATGGACTTAGCGGTTTAAAGAGTGGAATCAAGGAACTGGAAGAAATTGGATACATTCAACGTAGTAGAAAACGTGATAAAAGTGGTAGGTTAAATGGTTATGAGTACTTAGTATATGAGCAACCGCACCACACTCGATTTTCCAACGTTGGAAAAACTGTTAACGGTAAAACCAACAATGGAAAAACCGTTAATGGTAAATCGCATACTACTAATAATAATAGTACTAATAATGATTTAACTAATAATAACAATACTAATAATGAAGGAAGTATATTGTCGGGCAACCCGACGGTGTCTTCCATTCCCTATAAAGAAATTATCGAATACTTAAATAAAAAAGCAGGAAAGCATTTTAAACATAATACAGCTAAAACAAAAGATTTTATTAAAGCAAGATGGAATCAAGATTTTAGGTTGGAGGATTTTAAAAAGGTGATTGATATCAAAACAGCTGAATGGTTAAACACGGATAGCGATAAATACCTTAGACCAGAAACACTTTTTGGCAATAAATTTGAGGGGTACCTCAATCAAAAAATACAACCAACTGGCACGGATCAATTAGAACGTATGAAGTACGACGAAAGTTATTGGGACTAGGAGGATGTTATGAAACCGTTATTCAACGAAAAAATAAACGAAAGTTTAAAAAAATACCAACCAATCGAAGTAATACTAAGACAGAATTGCGATAAATGCGGGCATCAATATGACTTATATAAGTTTGAAAATGGATATGAATACAAAGACGGTTGCGAATGTGAAATTCAAAGATTGGCTTATGAGGAATACAAAAGGAATAAACAAAAGAAACTTGATTATATTTTCAATCAATCAAATGTTAATCCGTCTTTAAGAGATGCAACAGTTAACAACTATAAGCCACAAAATGAAAAACAAGTACAAGCTAAGCAAACAGCAATAGAGTACGTACAAGGCTTCTCTACAAAAGAACCAAAATCATTAATATTGCAAGGTTCATACGGAACTGGTAAAAGCCACCTAGCATACGCTATCGCAAAAGCAGTTAAAGCTAAAGGGCATACAGTTGCTTTTATGCACATACCAATGTTGATGGATCGTATCAAAGCGACATACAACAAAAATGCAGTAGAGACTACAGACGAGCTAGTCAGATTGCTAAGTGATATTGATTTACTTGTACTAGATGATATGGGTGTAGAAAACACAGAGCACACTTTAAATAAACTTTTCAGCATTGTTGATAACAGAGTAGGTAAAAACAACATCTTTACAACTAACTTTAGTGATAAAGAACTAAATCAAAATATGAACTGGCAACGTATCAATTCAAGAATGAAACACAATGCAAGAAAAGTAAGAGTAATCGGAGACGATTTCAGGGAGCGAGATGCGTGGTAATCACAAAACAAAATATAAAAGAAATATTACATTGTAGAGATGTATATGCTCAAAAGATGATTGATTTTGCAAACGGAGACCAAGAGAAACTTAAAAAACTTATTGATGATAAGTTGAAAGAAAAAGAAGAAAGACCCGCAATCGTCGAATATTAAGGAGTGTTAAAAATGCCGAAAGAAAAATATTACTTATACCGAGAAGATGGCACAGAAGATATTAAGGTCATCAAGTATAAAGACAACGTAAATGAGGTTTATTCGCTCACAGGAGCTCATTTCAGCGACGAAAAGAAAATTATGACTGATAGTGACCTAAAACGATTCAAAGGCGCTCACGGTCTTCTATATGAGCAAGAGCTAGGATTACAAGCAACGATATTTGATATTTAGAGGTGGCACAATGAGTAAATACAACGCTAAGAAAGTTGAGTACAAAGGAATTGTATTTGATAGCAAAGTAGAGTGCGAATATTACCAATATTTAGAAAGTAATATGAATGGCACTAACTATGATCGTATCGAAATACAACCGAAATTTGAATTACAACCTAAATTCGGGAAACAAAGACCGATTACGTATATAGCCGATTTCTCTTTGTGGAAGGAAGGGAAACTGGTTGAAGTTATAGACGTTAAAGGTAAGGCGACTGAAGTTGCCAACATCAAAGCGAAGATATTCAGATATCAGTATAGAGATGCGAATTTAACGTGGATATGTAAAGCGCCTAAATACACAGGTCAAGAATGGATGGTATATGAGGACTTAGTGAAAGTCAGACGTAAAAGAAAAAGAGAAATGAAGTGATTTAATGCAACAACAAGCATATATAAATGCAACGATTGATATAAGAATACCTACAGAAGTTGAATATCATCATTTCGATGATGTGGATGATGAAAAAGATATGCTAGCAGAGCGTTTAGATAAAAATCCAGATGAGTTATTGAAGTATGACGACATAAAAATAAGACATGCATATATAGAGGTGGAATAAACGAGTATCGTAAAGATTAACGGTAAACCATATAAATTTACCGAACATGAAAATGAATTGATAAAAAAGAATGGTTTAACTCCAGGAATGGTTGCAAAAAGAGTACGAGGTGGCTGGGCGTTGTTAGAAGCCTTAAACGCACCTTATGGCATGCGCCTAGCTGAGTATAAAGAAATCGTGTTATCCAAAATCATGGAGCGAGAGAGCAAAGAGCGTGAAATGGCTAGGCAACGACGTAAAGAAGCTGAGCTAAGAAGAAAGAAGCCACATTTGTTTAATGTACCTCAAAAACATTCACGTGATCCGTACTGGTTCGATGTCACTTATAACCAAATGTTCAAGAAATGGAGTGAAGCATAATGAGCATAATCAGTAACAGAAAAGTAGATATGAACGAAATACAAGACAATGTTAAGCAACCAGCGCACTACACATACGGCGACATTGAAATTATAGATTTTATTGAACAAGTTACGGCACAGTACCCACCACAATTAGCATTCGCAATAGGTAATGCAATCAAATACTTGTCAAGAGCGCCGTTAAAAAACGGACACGAGGATTTAGCAAAGGCGAAGTTTTACGTCCAAAGAGCTTTTGATTTGTGGGAGGGTTAACTATGGCAACTCAAAAACAAGTTGAATATGTGATGTCATTACAGGAACAACTGGAATTGGAAGGCTGCGAAAAATATACAGACGAACAAGTTAAAGCAATGAGTCATAAAGAAGTTAGCAATGTGATTGAAAACTATAAGACAAGCATAAGGAACGAAGAGCTATATGATGAATGCATGTCGTTTGGTCTACCTAATTGTTAAAAGGAGTGATGACTATGACAGATAACGCACGCAAAGAATACTTAAATCAATTTTTCGGATCTAAGAGATATCTGTATCGGGATAACGAACGAGTGGCACATATCCATGTAGTAAACGGCACTTATTACTTTCATGGGCATATCGTGCCAGGTTGGCAAAGCGTTAAAAAGACATTTGATACTGCTGAAGAGCTCGAAATATATATAAAGCAACATGGTTTGGAATACGAGGAACAGAAGCAACTAACTTTATTTTAAGGAGATGTAAATAATGAAAATCAAAGTAAAAAAAGAAGTGAACTTGCCTGAACTTATCCAATGGGCTTGGGATAATCCTGAATTAGCAACAGGAAGAAATTTTTATCCACAAACCAAGAGTGATATTGATTATAAGTGCTTCTCTCTTTATGACGGAAGAAATTGTATCATAAAAGGTTTTGTATCAGCTGATGATACTTTTGAAGTCGAAGTTGAAGAGGAAACCACAGAAAATACTAAGTTTGGTAGATTGATTGAATTATTCGAGATTCAAGAAGGAGACTATAACTCTACACTATATGAGAACACTAGTATAAAAGAATGTTTATATGGCAGACGTGTGCCTACCAAGGCATTCTATAGCTTAAACGATGATATGACGATGACATTAATTTGGAAAGATGTGGAGTTGGTAGTATGAACTATGAAACAGGGTTCCAACTAGGTGTAATGGAAGCTAGGTTGAAGAAGATGAGAAAACAACGTGATGCGTGCAAGAAGCAACGTGATGAGCTTATCGTGGATATAGCTAAGTTAAGAGAGCGTAACGAAGAGCTGGAGAACATGTGGCGCACAGTCAAAAATGAATTGCTTGGAAGATACGAACATTACTGTTTTAAAATTAGAGAACTACACCCTGAGAGCAAAGCGAACAGGATAGGAGCTCTCTATATAGGAGGTAAAAGCACTGCAGATATTATACTGTCGCGAATGGAAGAACTAGACGGAACAAATGAGTTCTACGAATTTTTAGGTCAAATGGAGGAAGACACTAATGAATAACCGCGAACAAATCGAACAGTCCGTTATAAGTACTAGTGCGTATAACGGTAATGACACAGAGGGATTACTAAAAGAGGTTGAAGACGTGTATAAGAAAGCGCAAGCATTTGATGAAATACTTGAGGGTTTACCTAATGCTATGCAAGATGCACTCAAAGAAGATATTGGTCTTGATGAAGCAGTAGGGATTATGACGGGGCAAGTGGTCTATAAATATGAGGAGGAGCAGGAAAATGACTAACACATTAACAATTGATCAGTTACAAGAGTTATTACAAATACAAAAGGACTTTGACGATAGAATACCAACACTAAATTTACGAGATAGCAAGATTGCGTATGTGGTTGAATTCTTTGAATGGTTTAACACATTGGAAACGTTCAAGAATTGGAAGAAGAAACCAGGTAAACCGTTAGACGTACAGCTAGACGAGTTAGCAGACATGTTAGCGTTTGGATTGAGTATTGCTAATCAACAAGCAGATAACATGGAAGAAATTTTGGGTTATTTAGATGACGGAGATTTTAACGACTATATAGAACGAGTTGAAATCGATTTTAACGATAGTGATGTAGTAGATGAATTTATGTCAACTATAGATGAAATGTATGAAAGTCCATATAGTAGCAACTTATTTTTACCGTTTGCATTAGCGAACAACTACTACACTATCGACCAACTCATTGACGCATACAAAAAGAAAATGAAAAGGAACCACGAAAGACAAGATGGAACAGCAGACGCAGGGAAAGGATACGTATAAAGACATATTAGATCGGGTCAAGGAGGTTTTGGGGAAGTGACACAATACTTAGTCACAACATTCAAAGATTCAACAGGACTACCACATGAACATATTACTGTGGCTAGAGATAATCAGACGTTTACAGTTGTTGAGGCAGAGAGTAAAGAAGAAGCAAAAGAGAAGTACGAGGCGCAAGTTAAAAGAGATGCAGTTATTAAAGTGGGTCAGTTGTTTGAAAATATAAGTATATAGGAGAGAAGAAGATAAATGAAAAAATATTACGTTACGGTTAAATACTCAGGTGAGATTAACGAATATGTAGAAGCTAAAGACTTAGAGCATGCCGATTTAAAAGCTATGGAAATTATAGACACACAAGCACCTTCTGGCTGTGATGATGTCAATTTTCAAGTAGAAGAGATCACTGAAAACTAATACTAAAGGATGATTATTAAATGATTAAAAAACTTAAAAATATGGGTTGGTTCGATATCTTTATTGCTGGAATACTGTCATTATTCGGCGTAATCGCATTGCTACTTGTTATCGCATTTCCTATCTATACAGTGGCTAGTTACCAACACAAAGAAGTACATCAAGGGACAATTACAGATAAATATAACAAGAGACAAGATAAAGAAGATAAGTTCTATATTGTATTAGACAACAAACAAGTCATTGAAAACTCTGACTTATTATTCAAAAAGAAATTTGATAGCGCAGACATACAAGCTAGGTTAAAAGTAGGTGATAAAGTAAAAGTTAAGACGATTGGATATAGAATACACTTTTTAAATTTATATCCGGTCTTATACGAAGTAAAGAAGGTAGATAAAAAATGATTAAGCAAATACTAAGATTATTATTCTTACTAGCGATGTATGAGTTAGGTAAGTATGTAACTGAGCAAGTATATATTATGATGACGGCTAATGATGATGTAGAGGCGCCGAGTGATTACGTCTTTCGAGCGGAGGTAAGTGAGTGATGTGGATTACTATGACTATTGTATTTGCTATATTGCTATTAGTTTGTATCAGTATTAATAGTGATCGTGCAAGAGAGATACAAGCACTCAGATATATGAATGATTATCTACTTGATGAAGTAGTTAAAACTAAAGGATACAACGGATTAGAAGAATACAGGATTGAATTGAAACGAATGAACAACGATATTAAAAAGTAATTTATATTATCGGAGGTATTGCATGTATAACAGGAAAGAAATACGTGAAATGATAGATAACTACAAGTGGATGAAGAACATAATAGACAGTAAAGTCTACGATAACGAAAGTACATCAATTGCACAATATGGTTATCAATCTGCGATGCCAAAAACTAAAGGCACGACTAGCAATAAAGTGTTAGTGAAAGTTATAAACAAAAACAAAGCGCTTAGAAAGTACGATTACTTGATTAAGAAGATAGCGTTCATTGATGAATATGAAGAATACATCACGAATGAAAAAGATTATCATATTTTACAAATGTTAAAACAACGAGAAAGCCATAATAGGATCATGAGCATTCTTGATATAGGCAGAGACAATTTTTATTCTAGAGTAAAAGATATAGTAAATATACTTTATAACTTGCAACAAGAAACCGACAGTTCGGACACATCGTACAGTTCGGACACATCGTACAAATCGTACAAATCGTACACATCGGACTAATTTTGATGCTACATATTGTTTTTTATTATAATTGCTGTGTAGCAAAACATTTATATTTCTTTTGAACTCTCACATTAAGTGAGGGTTTTTATTTTTATAAACAAGAGGTGGAGAATGGAGATATCAAAGTACCAAGAGATAGCTACACGTACACACAATGATGAATTGAATTTAAATGAATCTATTACTTGTTACGGCTTAGGTTTAACTCAATCTACAGGCAATGTTACAGATCTAATTAAACAGCATATGTTTTGTAATGTACCGATAGATAAAGGAATTATGATAAATGAACTTAGCGAAGCATTGTGGAATATAGCTAATCTTACTAACGTGTTAGGTATTAACTTGGATGAGATAGCTGGTCATAGTGTTAACACTATCTTGATGAATAAACCTAATCAGACTATCAATTTAGACAATGGTATAAAACAAGGAGACAAAGTATTGTTTCAAGGTAGTAAGTATCTTGTTGATGGATCGATAGGAAACTTATTGTTAATTAGCAATGATAAAGATGATAGACAAGTAACTGTGCAAGATGTTAAGAAAGTCGACAAGGAGTGATGTGCATTGTCTATTATGAAGCGATGTGGTCATCCAACATGTAATGTATTGATTAATCATAATGAAAGTTATTGTGATAAACACAAGCAATATGCAAATGAAAATTACAATGATTTGAGACGTCGAAACGATCCAGAGTATTTAAGATTTTATAAATCGAAAACGTGGCAAAACATGCGTCGAATTGTATTGTTAGAACATGATTTTATTTGTGTTTCTTGTGGCAATCAAGCGACTATGGTTGACCATATTGTACCAACAAAAATTGATTGGGCAAGAAGATTAGACAAAAGTAATTTACAGCCTTTGTGTGATGCTTGCCATAACCAAAAGACAAAAGAAGATTTGAAGAAATATTAAAAAAGATAAAAATAGGAAGTCCCCCCAAAGATGAAACGGGCGTCAATGAAAGGTTCTGGAGAACGGAGCAGAGTTTTCTTCTCAAAAAATTCCCTTTATTTAAGTTTTTTAGTAGGAGGTGCTAATTTATGGCGGGTAGACCTAAGAAGCTTTTGTCAAATTCGAACAAGAATTATACAAAAGAAGAAATTATTGAAAAAGAGCGTCAAGAAGCTCAATTAAATAAATTTTCTAAAATCGATACTGAACCACCGCACTTTTTAGATGAAATAGCGAAACAAGAATACTTAAGAATATTACCACACATGCAAGAATTGCCAATTTCAAACTTAGATAAAGCACAGCTGGCACAATATTGTAGTTTTTACAGTGATTTTGTTAAAGCAAGTTTGATTTTAGAGCAGGAAAGTTTGATGTTAGAAGATGACAGAGGAAATCAAAAGGTTAATCCAGCGTTTCACGTTAAAGAAAAAGCGGGCATTCGCATGCAACAAACAGCTAATACTTTAGGATTAACAATTGATAGTCGATTACGAATTATGGTTCCTGAAGAAAAAGAAAATGATGATCCATACATGAAATTTGCGAGTGATGACTAATGATAGATTACGTTACTCAATATGCAAAAAAGGTGGTTTCGGGTGAAATATTAGCCAGTCAGAAAAACATTCAAGTCTGTAAACGTCACCTTTCTTTTATAGAAAACCCGCCAATTGGTTGCCATTGGGATAATCGTTTATCTAACAAAGCAATAGAATTTGTCGAAATGCTACCAGACCCTAAAACAAACGAACCTATGCCGCTTATGGAATTTCAAAAATTCATTGTGGGAAGTCTGTACGGTTGGCGTAGAGGTCAATACAGAATGTTTACTAAAGCTTATATAAGTATGGCTAGAAAACAAGGTAAATCTTTAATCGTGTCTGGTATGTCTGTTAATGAATTGCTGTTTGGACAATATCCTAAATTCAATAGACAGATCTATGTAGCTTCATCAACCTATAAACAAGCGCAAACAATATTCAAGATGGCAAGTCAACAAGTAAACTTAATGCGTAGTAAAAGTAAGTTTATCCGTGAAAAAACAGATGTAAGAAAGACGGACATTGAAGATATTTTAAGCAGCTCAGTGTTTGCGCCTTTGTCTAATAATCCAGATGCAGTTGACGGTAAGGATCCTACGGTTGCTATTTTAGACGAATTAGCAAGTATGCCGGATGATGAGATGTACTCAAGGTTCAAAACAGGTATGACATTACAAAAGAACCCTTTAACGTTGCTTGTTTCAACCGCTGGAGACAATTTAAATAGTCAAATGTATCAAGAATACAAATATGTTAGACGTATTTTAGAAGGTGAAGTTAAAGCAGATAATTACTTTGTATATTGCGCGGAAATGGACTCACAAGAAGAAGTACAAGATGAAACGAAATGGATTAAAGCAATGCCGCTTTTAGAATCAAAAGAACACAGAAAAACAATACTTCAAAACATCAAGTCTGATATTCAAGATGAATTAGAAAAAGGCACATCGTATCATAAGATTTTGATTAAAAACTTCAACTTATGGCAAGCACAAAGGGAAGATAGCTTGCTAGATATTGAAGATTGGGAACAAGCAACAACAAATATGCCTAATATCAATGGTAAAGATGTGTATATAGGGGTCGATTTATCGAGGCTAGACGACTTAACGTCTGTAGGGTTTATTTTTCCAAACGATAACAAAAAAGTATTTTTACATAGCCATTCTTTCATTGGGTTAAGAACGAACTTAGAACAAAAAGCGAAAAGAGACAAAATAAATTATGATTTAGTGATTGAACGTGGTGAAGCAGACGTTACGCGCTCAGACAGCGGCATGATTGATTACAAACAAGTTATCGACTTTATTATGGATTTTATAACGACGCATGATTTGAATGTAAAAGCGGTTTGTTATGACCCGTGGAATGCGCAAAGTTTCATAACAACAATTGAATCTATGGCTTTAGATTGGCCACTTATTGAAGTTGGACAGAGTTTCAAGGCATTATCACAATCCATTAAAGAATTTAGAATGTGGGTTGCAGATAAACGGATACAACATAACGACAATACGTTACTTACAACATCAGTTAATAATGCTGTTTTGATTCGTGATGGAGAGGACAATGTAAAAATAAACAAAAAAATGAATCGTCAAAAAATAGATCCAATCATTTCGATTATCACAGCTTTCACAGAAGCTAGGATGCACGAATTTCAAGAGAATTGGGCAGAAATCTATAAAAGCGAAGAATTCGGTTTTTAAAGGTGGTGACAAAATGGACTTGAATAAAATAAATGTATTTTTTAATTTGTTGGTTGCTAATTTGGTTAGCATCCTTTTTTTATTAGGTTTATTTGTGATTAACATTTCTGTGTATAAGACTTTCGGTCAAAACATGGGATTATTATGCACTGGCATAACGTTGATTGTTATTTCGTTAATTTTAAATCATGAAAGCAATCAAGAAAGGAGGTAGTAATTGTGGGTATTTTTTATAGAAATGAAAAACGAGACTTGCAATACAACGAAGATGATTTGCAAATGATGGTTCAAACGTTGCCGGGTTTTCAAGGAACAAAACTACGTGAATATAAAGATGTAGAAGCAATTAAACATAGTGATATCTTTACTGCAGTCATGATGATTGCTTCGGATTTAGCGCGCATGCCAATTAGGGTGACAGTGAACGGCCAAATTAATTATAGTGACAGGATTGTTAATTTGTTAAATACACGTCCTAACCCAATGTATAACGGCTATATATTCAAATTAGTAGTGTTTGTTAGTGCCTTACTAACATCGCATGGCTATATTGAAATTACACGTGATAAAACAGGAGAACCTATGAATTTAACATTCAGAAAGACATCCGAAATAGAATTGAAATCAGACGCAAGAGGTCGACTGTATTATTTTCATCAAAGGATAGACAGTAACGGAAATAATATAGAACGTAATGTTAAGTTTGAGGATATGCTAGACATCAAATTTTATTCGTTGGATGGTATAAATGGTTTGTCACTGTTAGACACATTAAGTCGCACGATAGAATCAGATAACAATGGAAAAGATTTCCTTAATAATTTCTTGCGAAATGGCACACATGCTGGTGGTATTTTGAAAATGAAAGGTGTATTAGATAATAAAAAAGCAAGAGACCGTGCCAGAGAAGAATTTCACAAAAGTTTTAGTGGAACTAAACAAGCTGGGAAAGTTGTCGTACTCGATGAATCAATGACGTTTGATCAATTAGAAGTGGATACAGAAGTTTTAAAGCTTATCAGAGAAAACAAATCATCAACAAGAGAAATAGCAGGTGTATTTGGTATTCCATTGCATAAGTTCGGCATAGAAACAGCGAACATGAGTATCACGGATGCTAATTTAGATTACTTATCAACTTTAAAACCTTATATTACATGCGTTTGTGCAGAATTGAATTTTAAGTTTAATGATGAATATGTGAATCGTGAATTTAAATTTGATACCACTGAAATACGAGTTGTTGATGAAAAAACTCAAGCTGAAATCGACAAAATTAATATCGCTTCTGGAAAGATGAATATCGATGAAATTAGACAACGTGATGGATTAGCGCCAATACCAGGCGGTAATGGTAGCATTCACAGAGTCGATTTAAACCATGTAAATATTGAACTTGTAGATGAGTATCAGATGAATAAATCGAGAGCTACTGATAAAAAATTGAAAGGTGGTGAGGAAAATGAGTAAGGAAACGAGAGTTGGCAACATTATTGAGGTACGCTCAAATGATAACAACGAAATGGTCATAGAGGGGTATGCGTTAAAGTTTGACACTTGGTCTGAAAATCTTGGTGGATTCAAAGAAACGATTTCACGTCGCGCTTTAGAAAACACTGATTTATCTGATGTGCGTTGTTTAGTAGATCATATCCCATCGCAAATAATTGGTAGGACAAAATCGGGTACTTTGGAGCTCGAAACTGATGATGTTGGACTTAAATATCGTTGTAAGTTACCAAACACAACATTTGCACGTGATTTATATGAGAACATGCGTGTAGGCAACATCAATCAATGTTCGTTTGGTTTTATGCTTGACGATAAAGGCGATGAAGTGCGTTTTGATGAACAAGAAAACATTTACAAACGTACTTTAACAGCAATTCGTGAACTTACAGATGTTTCTGTAGTGACTTATCCGGCTTACAAAGACACTGATGTTAAACCAGCATTACGTAGTATTGAAACCGTTAAAAAAGAACAACGTAAAAAAGAATTAGAAATAAGACTAAAGAAACACTCTATATTAAATAATATTTGGTGAAGTTGAACACCATTATCAAATACAGCCATTGGACATGCTGAATATAGCGATGTCTATTTTTTTATGCCAATTTTAGGAGGAAATTAAATGAAAACAAAAGAAGAGTTACAATCTGAGATTTCAGACATTAAAAGACAAATTGATTTAAAAGTGAAGTATGCAACGAGAGCACTTAATAACGATGAGTTAGAAAAAGCAGAAAAATTAGAACAAGAAATTACTGATTTACGTTCTCAAATCCAAGAAAAACAAGAAGAATTAGATAAGCTAAAAGAAAAAGATGGAACTTCAGAAAACAATCAACAATCAGTGGAAGTAAACGAAGCACGTACTTATCGAAACCAAGCAAACATTAATGATTTAGGTATTTCGATTCAAAACACAAAGGTAACATCACAGGAAGTTAGAGATTTTACTGAATATCTTGAAACACGTGACGAAAATTCTATTAAGGGCGGGTCTTTGAAAACAGATTCTGGTTTCGTGTTAATTCCAGAAGAAATTGTAACAGACATTCTTAAATTAAAAGAAGTCGAGTTCAATTTAGATAAGTATGTCACAGTTAAAAAAGCGCCTAATGGTGCCGGGAAATATCCAGTCGTGCGTCAATCGTCTGTTGCGGCACTTCCTGAAGTTGAAGAGTTAGCAGAAAACCCTGAACTAGCAGTTAAGCCATTTTATCAATTGGTTTATGATATTAAGACACATCGTGGTTACTTCCGTATTTCTCGCGAAACTATCGAAGACGCGAAAGTTAATGTATTGCAAGAGTTGAAGTTATGGATGGCACGTACGATTGCTGCAACACGTAATCAAGCGATCATTGATGTATTGAAAAACGGTTCTCAAGGTGAAAGCGGTAAGCAATTAAAATTAGAAAGAGTTGCTGCAAAAGGCATCGACGGATTGAAAGATGCTATCAACCTTAACATCAAACCAAATTACGAACACAACGTTGCGATTGTATCTCAAACAATGTTTGCTAAGTTAGACAAGATGAAAGATAAGTTAGGCAACTATTTAATCCAACCGGACGTTAAAGAGAAAACACAACAACGCTTGCTTGGTGCCAAAGTTGAAATCTTGCCAGATGAAATGTTAGGGGCGAAAGCTAATGAGACATTGATTTTCGGTAATTTAAAAGATGCTATTGTATTGTTTGACCGTTCGCAATATCAAGCTGGTTGGACAGATTACATGCATTTTGGTGAATGTTTAATGGTAGCAGTTCGTCAAGATTGCCGTATCTTAGATGAAGAATCTGCAATTGTTATCGAATACGAAGATGTTCAACGTGTTGATGGTGGTCTTAGCTTAGAAGCATAATAAGTGCTCGAAACTTTATAAAGAGGTGAGAAACTATGGCAATGTACGAGGTAAAGCAATCTTATACTGATTTGGAAAAAGGTCAGTATTTAAAAGCGGGCAAGCGTGTTGAAATGACAGTAAAACGTGCTGATTATGTTAATAAAAAGTTGAAAGAACACGGGGTAATACTTGAAAGAGTGAAAGAAGAATAGGTGGTTAAATGCAATTAACAGCTAATGAACTCAAGTTATTAAAAAGGCATTGCAAAATAGATCACAATTCAGAGGATGAGTTATTAGAAACGTATTACTCTTGGGCATTCTATGAAATAGCTAGTGCTGTTACGGATGAGCCTAGTAAACATGTTGATTGGTTTAAAGAACATCCTCTATTTACTCGTGCTATCTATCCATTAGCAAGTTACTATTTTGAAAACCGTATTGCTTATATGGATAGAGATTTATCACTTGCGCCACATATGGTTTTAAGTACGGTGCATAAATTGAGAGGTTCATTTGAGCAATATTTGGAGAGTGAAGAAGATGAGGTTTAATTCCAATAAATTAAATGAACGTATAGATTTTTGTGAAGATGTAAGCGAGAGAGTGAACGGAAATCCGATGAAACCGAAGACGAAAATATTATACTCTTGTTTCGCTTGCATTCAAGAATCTAAAGAATCCGACACTCAAACGAACCTTAGTACAGGTAGTAAATTTATTAAAACAATTATTATCAGAGATACACGAGGCGATTATAAGCCAACAAATAAGCATTACGTCTTGCACGAAGGACAAAAGTATAACATTAAATATGTTAAGCCAGATTATCAAGATAAATCTTATTTGCGTATCTATGGCGAGGTGGTCGTTTAATGGGGGCAAAAATTGAAGAGAATAACATTGAACAAGGTTTGAGAAATGCAGTTTTAAAAATGAATCTGAACAGTAATGTAATTGTCAAAGCTGGGGCTATGTCATTAGTCCCGCTTTTAAAAAGCAATACGCCTTTTGCAGATACTAAAAAACACGCTCGTGATCACATAGCTGTTTCTAATGTAAAAACAGACAGAGACACAAGTGAGAAAATCGTTACAATTGGTTACGCTAAAGGCGTCTCACATCGTATTCATGCAACAGAATTTGGAACAATGTACCAAAAACCACAATTGTTTATATCAAAAACAGAAAAGCAAGGGAAAAACAAAGTTTTAAAAACAATGCTTGATACTGCTAAGAGGTTGCAAAAATGATTAATATTACTACTTTGATTAGAGATACGATTGTTAAGGAGAGCGTTACAGATGAAGCAAATGTATTTAACTATACAATAGATGACCATTTTCACGAAAAAACTGACAAACCTATCGTTCGGATATACCCATTACCATTTAACCCTGACGCATACGCTGATGATAATGAATTTTCAAGAGAATATCATTACCAAATTGATGTTTGGTGGTCTCAAGATGAACCGAATGAACAAGCAGAAAGAATTGTCGATTCGCTCAAAGCAATGAATTTTCAATGTTATTACAGAGAACCATTATACGAAAGTGACGTCATGTCATTCAGACATATTATAAGAGCAAAAGGCTCGATTTTATCAATGAAATTGGAGGAAAATTAAATGATTGAAAAATTGAAACAAGCACCAAGATTTTTAAAATTAAACTTACAACACTTTGCGGATACTGGCGTTTCAGGTATTGCGATTGGTGTATCTAATTTTTATTATGCGCCGATTTTAAAAGATACTGAAAAAGAATGGGAAACAGGCGCTGGGACACGAATTCGATTTTTAAAAGAGATTGAAGTAGATAGACCACAAGACACTGAAGAAGATTACGGAGATGATATGGTTGCTGCGACTGCTGTATCTAATGGTAAATTAAGTGTTAAAACAACATTTGTTACTGTTCCTGCTGACGATAAAGCATTCTTGAATGGTGCTAAAAAAGGTACAGGCGGTTATAAATATGGAGCTAAGGATATTCCGCCAGATGTAGCAATTGTATTCGAAAGACGTAATCATGATGAGTCTTCTGAATGGGTTGGTTTATTCAAAGGTAAATTCACACGTTCAAGCATCAAAGGACAAACAAAACAAGATAAGGTTGAATTCCAAAATGATGATGTAGAAGGTAACTTTATTGATCGTTTATTTGACGAGAGTTCACATGTTACTGGTTATGATGTGAAAGGAAGTACAGCAGGTCGTGATTATGTATTCATGGAAACATTCGGTAAAACTTATGATGAGTTTATGTCTAGTCGTGGTGAACAAACTACAGAATCGGTAGAAAAAGAAATGAAAAAAATTGAAAAAGTTGAAGTAACTTCTGTAAATATCAGTGATGAACAAGTTACGGTAAAAGTCGACGAAACAAAGCAACTTTCAGCCACAACACAACCATCTGGGCAGAAAGTAACTTATGCAGTAACTGAAGGGCAAACGTATGCTAGCGTGTCGTCAACAGGACTTGTTAAAGGTTTAGCGGAAGGTAGTGCAACAGTCACTGCGACTTCAGGTAAGCAAACTGACACAGTACAAATTACAGTACAATCTAATTTAGAAATGTAAATGTTGAGGGCTTAATGCCCTCTTTTTATTTTGGCCAAACTAAAAAAAGAAAGTAGGAAATTAACAATGGAACGTACATCAATTGAATTAATTACAGGATTTACAAAAACAGGAAAGCCACAATATCAAAAGTATTTAGCAAAACCGATTATTACTTTATTTGAAACAATTCAAGGTTCAAAATTAGGTTTGAAACTTAACAAAGCATTTAAGGGTTCTGATTTTAAAGAGTTAACAGAAGAAGAATTTAATAACTTAAGCGTGACAGAACAAGAAGAATACAAAAGTAAACAAGAAGAAATCGAAGACAACATGGCTTTACAAATGGAAGTGTTAGAAGAAGTTTTGGATTTCATCGTTGAAGCTTTTGACAATCAATTCACTAGTATTGAACTTCAAAAAGGATTGCCAAATGGTCAAGAAGGTATTGAAAAGATTGGTCAGTTAATTGGACGAATTACAGGTGGGGAACCTAGCGATACAAAAAAGTTCGTGACAGAGAATCAGAAATAAGAAAAGAAGATTTAACACCTGAAGCTGTCTACAACAATTACAGGAAAATAGCTAAAGATTTGATAGAAAAAGGCATGGATGCAGAAAAAGTGGCTAACATGCCGATACACTTCTTTTTAGACATTGTCGAATCGAAGATTGAAACAAAGCGAACTGCGAAAAGTTTTAAAGATATTTTTTAATCAGCCTTTAAAGGTTGATTTTTTATTTACATCTTGGAAGAAAGGAGGTTTTTAAATGCCTAATCCTATAGGTAATATGGTCATAAAGGTTGATTTAGATGGTTCTGGATTCAATAGAGGTGTGACAGGTTTAAATAGGCAAATGAAAATGGTTTCGCGTGAGCTTTCGGCTAATTTATCACAATTTTCTAGATATGATAATTCATTAGAAAAGTCGAAGATAAAAGTCGAAGGTTTGAGTAAAAAACAAAAAGTTCAAGCCCAGATTACTAAAGAGCTGAAAGATAGTTATGACAAACTTAGTAAAGAAACTGGCGAAAACAGTGCAAAGACACAAGCTGCGGCTGCTAAATACAATGAAGCTTACGCTAAATTAAACCAATATGAGCGAGAGTTAAACCAAGCCACACAAGAATTAAAAGACATGCAAAGAGAGCAGAAAGCATTAAATACTGCAATGGGAAAACTTGGTACCAACTTTAATAATTTTGGTCCTAAACTTCAAGAAATTGGTAACAGTATGAAAAATGTAGGCCGTAACATGACTATGTATGTAACTGCGCCGGTGGTTGCTGGGTTTGCTGTAGCAGCTAAAAAAGGTATTGAATTCGATGACAGTATGAGAAAAGTTAAAGCAACTTCAGGTGCTACTGGGGAAGAGTTTGAAGCTTTGAAGAAAAAGGCTCGCGAAATGGGTGCAACAACAAAATTTAGTGCATCAGATTCGGCTGAAGCATTAAATTACATGGCACTTGCTGGTTGGGATTCTAAGCAAATGATGGAAGGTTTAAGCGGAGTTATGGATTTAGCGGCAGCATCTGGCGAAGAACTGGGAGCGGTAAGTGACATTGTTACAGATGGACTAACGGCATTCGGTTTAAAAGCAAAGGATAGTGGTCATTTTGCGGACATTTTAGCACAAACTAGCTCGAAGGCAAATACGGATGTTAGAGGGCTCGGAGAAGCTTTTAAATATGTCGCTCCTGTAGCAGGTGCGTTAGGTTACACGATTGAAGATACATCTATTGCGATAGGTTTAATGAGTAATGCTGGTATCAAAGGTGAAAAAGCAGGTACAGCGTTACGAACAATGTTCACCAATCTTTCAAGTCCAACTAGAGCTATGGGGAATGAAATGGAACGCTTAGGAATATCTATTACAGATAGTAATGGGAAAATGATTCCTATGCGAAAGCTTTTAGACCAACTGAGGGAAAAATTTAAACATCTTTCAAAAGACCAACAAGCTAGTTCTGCAGCTACAATATTTGGTAAAGAAGCGATGTCAGGAGCATTAGCGATTATAAATGCTTCTGATGAAGACTATCAAAAGTTAACCAAATCTATAGATTCATCTACCGGCGCATCTAAAAGAATGGCCGATACAATGGAATCTGGTTTAGGTGGGAAATTAAGAACTTTAAGGTCGCAATTAGAAGAACTAGCCTTAACGATTTATGACAGAATAGAACCAGCACTAAAGATTATAGTAAGTGCTTTTAGCAAAGTAGTGACATGGGTTACTAAATTACCAACGTCAATTCAATTAGCGGTTGTTGGGTTTGGATTATTTGTAGCAGTTTTAGGTCCTTTAGTTTTTATGTTCGGTTTATTTATCAGCGTGATGGGGAATGCAATGACAGTTTTAGGACCCTTGTTAATAAACGTTAATAAAGCTAGTGGTTTATTCGCGTTTTTAAGAACTAAAATCGCATCACTTGTTAAACTATTTCCGATTTTAGGTGTGTCGATATCAAGTTTAACGTTGCCTATAACATTAATTGTAGGTGCATTAGTTGGTATTGGCATAGCTTTCTATCAAGCTTATAAACGTTCAGAAACTTTTAGAAATATTGTAAATCAGGCAATCTCTGGTGTAGCAAACGCATTTAAAGCAGCTAAACTAGCGTTACAAGGTTTCTTTGATTTATTCAAAGGTGATAGTAAAGGCGCGGTTACCCTAGAGAAGATATTTCCACCCGAAACTGTAGCAGGAATACAAAATGTAGTTAATACGATTAGAACAACTTTCTTTAAAGTAGTTGATGCAATCGTTGGTTTCGCCAAAGAGATAGGCGCTCAATTTGCCTCTTTCTGGAAAGAGAACGGCTCAGAAATAACACAAGCTTTGCAAAATATAGCTGGTTTCATTAAAGCAACCTTTGAATTTATTTTTAACTTTATTATTAAACCAATCATGTTTGCGATTTGGCAAGTGATGCAATTTATTTGGCCGGCGGTTAAAGCTTTGATTGTCAGCACTTGGGAAAATATCAAAGGTGTAATACAAGGGGCTATTAATATTATTTTGGGTATTATCAAAGTGTTCTCTAGTCTTTTCACAGGAAACTGGCGAGGCGTTTGGGACGGCATTGTAATGATACTGAAAGGTACTGTGCAGTTAATTTGGAATTTAATACAACTGTGGTTTGTAGGTAAGATTCTAGGTGTTGTTAGATACTTTGGTGGATTGCTTAAAGGTTTAATATCCGGTATCTGGGGTGTTATCAAAGGTATTTTCACAAAATCATTATCTGCAATTTGGAATGCAACGAAAAGTATTTTTGGTTTCTTATACAATAGTGTTAAATCTATTTTCACTAATATGAAAAACTGGTTATCTAGTACGTGGAATAATATCAAAAGCAATACCGTCGGCAAGGCTCATTCGTTATTTACGGGTGTAAGGTCTAAATTCACAAGTTTATGGAATGCGACGAAAGATATATTTACTAAATTAAGAAATTGGATGTCAAACATCTGGAACTCTATTAAAGATAACACTGTAGGTATAGCTGGTCGCTTATGGGATAGAGTGCGTAACATCTTTGGAAGCATGCGTGACGGTTTAAAATCTATCATTGGTAAAATTAAAGATCATATCGGTGGTATGGTAGACGCTGTTAAAAGAGGTCTTAATAAATTAATTGAAGGTTTAAACTGGGTCGGTGGTAAGTTGGGTATGGACAAAATACCGAAGTTACACACTGGTACTGAACATACGCATACTACTACAAGATTAGTTAAGAACGGTAAGATTGCGCGGGATACGTTCGCTACGGTTGGGGATAAAGGACGTGGAAATGGTCCGAATGGTTTCAGAAATGAAATGATTGAATTCCCTAATGGCAAACGGGTACTTACGCCTAATACAGATACGACAGCGTACTTACCTAAAGGTTCAAAAGTATATAACGGCGCACAAACTTATTCAATGTTAAATGGAACGCTTCCAAGATTTAGCATAGGTACTATGTGGAAAGATATTAAATCCGGTGCATCATCGGCATTTAACTGGACAAAAGATCAAATAGGTAAAGGTACAAAGTGGCTTGGCGATAAAGTTGGTGATGTCATGGACTTTATCGATAATCCAGGCAAACTTTTAAATTATGTACTTCAAGCGTTTGGAGTTGATTTCAGTTCTCTAACTAAAGGTATGGGTATTGCTGGCGATATAACAAAAGCTGCATGGTCTAAGATTAAGAAAAGTGCAATCAAGTGGCTTGAGGATGCTTTCGCAGAGTCGGGTGATGGCGGTGTATTAGATATGAGTAAATTACGTTACTTATACGGTCACACTGCTGCTTATACACGAGAAACCGGACGCCCATTCCATGAAGGTCTGGATTTTGATTACATTTACGAACCTGTTCCATCAACCATTAATGGTAGAGCACAAGTTATGCCTTTTCATAATGGTGGTTATGGAAAATGGGTGAAAATTGTAAAGGGCGCCTTAGAAGTTATTTATGCACATTTATCTAAATATAAAGTTAAAACTGGTCAACAAGTTAGGGTCGGACAGACTGTTGGTATATCGGGGAATACGGGGTTTAGTACAGGACCTCACTTACATTATGAGATGCGTTGGAATGGAAGACATAGAGACCCGTTACCGTGGTTAAGAAAGAATAATGGGGGCGGCAAAAGTACACCCGGTGGTAATGGTGCAGCTAATGCTAGACGAGCTATTAAGGCTGCTCAAAATATTTTAGGAGGAAGGTATAAGGCGAGTTGGATTACTAACGAGATGATGCGTGTTGCGAGTCGTGAATCCAATTATACAGCTAATGCAGTCAATAATTGGGATAGCAACGCAAGAGCTGGTATACCTTCAAGAGGTATGTTCCAAATGATAGATCCTTCATTTAGAGCGTACGCAAAGTCGGGTTACAATAATCCTCTCAACCCAACTCATCAAGCTATATCGGCTATGAGATATATTGTGGGTAAATGGGTACCAAGAACAGGCTCATGGAGAGCTGCGTTCAAACGCGCTGGTGATTACGCATATGCTACTGGTGGCAAAGTCTATAACGGATTGTATCACTTAGGGGAAGAAGGATATCCAGAGTGGATAATACCTACTGATCCAAGTAGAGCGAACGAAGCACACAAATTATTAGCTTTAGCTGCTAACGATATTGATAACCGCTCTAAAAATAAGCGACCAAACAACTTACCAAATCCAAGTATAAGTAATAGTGATACAAACTATATTCATACATTGGAGAATAAACTGGATGCGGTTATTAATTGTTTGGTTAGTTTGGTTGAGTCTAATCAAGTTATTGCAGATAAGGATTACGAACCAGTTATTAATAAGTATGTGTTTGAAGATGAGGTAAATAATTCTATCGATAAACGAGAGCGTCACGAATCTACAAGAGTTAGATTTAGAAGAGGAGGCACGATAATCTAATGCAAGATACAATTCAAATAGACAATAAAACAATTGGATGGCTGGTTGTGCAAAGAGGGTTCGAGATACCCTCTTTTAATTTTGTTACTGAAAAAGAAAACGTAAAAGGTAGAGCGGGATCTATTGTTAAGAATCGTTATTTAAATGATATCGAATTTGATTTACCATTAATTATTCGAAACGAAAAATTGTCACCAGGTGGAGAAAAAACACACGATGATATATTAGAAGCATTGGTCAAGTTCTTCAATATTAAAGATTTAACACCTAAAAAACTTAAATTCAAATCTCAAAACTGGTATTGGTTTGCATATTTTGATGGTCCATTAAAATTACCGAAAAACCCAAGAGGTTCAGTGAAGTTCACTATAAAAGTAGTGTTAACAGATCCTTATAAATACTCGGTAACTGGAAACAAAAACACCGCGATTTCAGACCAAGTTTCAGTTGTAAATAGTGGGACTGCTGACACTCCTTTAATTGTTGAAGCCCGAGCAATTAAACCATCTAGTTACTTTATGATCACTAAAAATGATGAAGATTATTTTATGGTTGGTGATGATGAGGTAACCAAAGAAGTTAAGGATTACATGCCTCCTGTTTATCATAGTGAGTTTCGTGATTTCAAAGGTTGGACTAAGATGATTACTGAAGATATTCCAAGTAATGACTTAGGTGGTAAGGTCGGCGGTGACTTTGTGATATCCAATCTTGGCGAAGGATATAAAGCAACTAATTTTCCTGATGCAAAAGGTTGGGTTGGTGCTGGCACGAAACGAGGGCTCCCTAAAGCGATGACAGATTTTCAAATTACCTATAAATGTATTGTTGAACAAAAAGGTAAAGGTGCCGGAAGAACAGCACAACATATTTATGATAGTGATGGTAAGTTACTTGCTTCTATTGGTTATGAAAATAAATATCATGATAGAAAAATAGGACATATTGTTGTTACGTTGTATAACCAAAAAGGAGACCCCAAAAAGATATACGACTATCAGAATAAACCGATAATGTATAACTTGGACAGAATCGTTGTTTATATGCGGCTCAGAAGAGTAGGTAATAAATTTTCTATTAAAACTTGGAAATTTGATCACATTAAAGACCCAGATAGACGTAAACCTATTGATATGGATGAGAAAGAGTGGATAGATGGCGGTAAGTTTTATCAGCGTCCAGCTTCTATCATAGCTATCTATAGTGCGAAGTATAACGGTTATAAGTGGATGGAGATGAATGGATTAGGTTCATTCAATACGGAGATTCTACCGAAACCGAAAGGCGCAAGGGATGTCATTATACAAAAAGGTGATTTAGTGAAAATAGATATGCAAGCAAAAAGTGTTGTCATCAATGAGGAACCAATGTTGAGCGAGAAATCGTTTGGAAGTAATTATTTCAATGTTGATTCTGGGTACAGTGAATTAATCATACAACCTGAAAACGTCTTTGATACGACGGTTAAATGGCAAGATAGATATTTATAGAAAGGAGATGAGAGTGTGATACATGTTTTAGATTTTAACGACAAGATTATAGATTTCCTTTCTACTGATGACCCTTCCTTAGTTAGAGCGATTCATAAACGTAATGTTAATGACAATTCAGAAATGCTTGAACTGCTCATATCATCAGAAAGAGCTGAAAAGTTCCGTGAACGACATCGTGTTATTATAAGGGATTCAAACAAACAATGGCGTGAATTTATTATTAACTGGGTTCAAGATACGATGGACGGCTACACAGAGATAGAATGTATAGCGTCTTATCTTGCTGATATAACAACAGCTAAACCGTATGCACCAGGCAAATTTGAGAAAAAGACAACTTCAGAAGCATTGAAAGATGTGTTGAGCGATACAGGTTGGGAAGTTTCTGAACAAACCGAATACGATGGCTTACGTACTACGTCATGGACTTCTTATCAAACTAGATATGAAGTTTTAAAGCAATTATGTACAACCTATAAAATGGCATTGGATTTTTATATAGAGCTTAGTTCTAATACCGTCAAAGGTAGATATGTGGTACTCAAAAAGAAAAACAGCTTATTCAAAGGTAAAGAAATTGAGTATGGTAAAGATTTGGTTGGGTTAACTAGGAAGATTGATATGTCAGAAATCAAAACAGCATTAATTGCTGTGGGACCCGAAAATGACAAAGGAAAGCGTTTAGAGTTAGTTGTGACTGATGACGAAGCACAAAGTCAATTCAACTTACCTACCCGTTATATTTGGGGAATATACGAACCTCAATCAGATGATCAAAATATGAATGAAACACGGTTGCGTTCTTTAGCCAAAACAGAGTTAAATAAACGTAAGTCGGCAGTTATGTCATATGAGATTACTTCTACTGATTTGGAAGTTACGTATCCGCACGAGATTATATCAATTGGTGATACAGTCAGAGTAAAACATAGAGATTTTAACCCGCCATTGTATGTAGAGGCAGAAGTTATTGCCGAAGAATATAACATAATTTCAGAAAATAGCACATATACATTCGGTCAACCTAAAGAGTTCAAAGAATCAGAATTACGAGAAGAGTTTAACAAACGATTGAACATAATACATCAAAAGTTAAACGATAATATTAGCAATATCAACACTATAGTTAAAGATGTTGTAGATGGTGAATTAGAATACTTTGAACGCAAAATACACAAAAGTGATACACCGCCAGAAAATCCAGTCAATGATATGCTTTGGTATGATACAAGTAACCCTGATGTTGCTGTCTTGCGTAGATATTGGAATGGTCGATGGATTGAAGCAACACCAAATGATGTTGAAAAATTAGGTGGTATAACAAGAGAGAAAGCGCTATTCAGTGAATTAAACAATATTTTTATTAATTTATCTATACAACACGCTAGTCTTTTGTCAGAAGCTACAGAATTACTGAATAGCGAGTACTTAGTAGATAATGATTTGAAAGCGGACTTACAAGCAAGTTTAGACGCTGTGATTGATGTTTATAATCAAATTAAAAATAATTTAGAATCTATGACACCCGAAACTGCAACGATTGGTCGGTTGGTAGATACACAAGCTTTATTTCTTGAGTATAGAAAGAAATTACAAGATGTTTATACAGATGTAGAAGATGTCAAAATCGCCATTTCAGATAGATTTAAATTATTACAGTCACAATACACTGATGAAAAATATAAAGAAGCGTTGGAAATAATAGCAACAAAATTTGGTTTAACGGTGAATGAAGATTTGCAGTTAGTCGGAGAACCTAATGTTGTTAAATCAGCTATTGAAGCAGCTAGAGAATCCACAAAAGAACAATTACGTGACTATGTAAAAACATCGGACTATAAAACAGACAAAGACGGTATTGTTGAACGTTTAGATACTGCTGAAGCTGAGAGAACGACTTTAAAAGGTGAAATCAAAGATAAAGTTACGTTAAACGAATATCGAAACGGATTGGAAGAACAAAAACAATATACTGATGACCAGTTAAGTGATTTGTCCAATAATCCTGAGATTAAAGCAAGTATTGAACAAGCAAATCAAGAAGCGCAAGAAGCTTTAAAATCATACATTGATGCTCAAGATGATCTTAAAGAGAAGGAATCGCAAGCGTATGCTGATGGTAAAATTTCGGAAGAAGAGCAACGCGCTATACAAGATGCTCAAGCTAAACTTGAAGAGGCAAAACAAAACGCAGAACTAAAGGCTAGAAACGCTGAAAAGAAAGCTAATGCTTATACAGACAACAAGGTCAAAGAAAGCACAGATGCACAGAGGAAAACACTGACTCGCTATGGTTCTCAAATTATACAAAATGGTAAGGAAATCAAATTAAGAACTACTAAAGAAGAGTTTAATGCAACCAATCGTACACTTTCAAATATATTAAACGAGATTGTTCAAAATGTTACAGATGGAACAACAATCAGATATGATGATAACGGAGTGGCTCAAGCTTTGAATGTGGGGCCACGTGGTATTAGATTAAATGCTGATAAAATTGATATTAACGGTAATAGAGAAATAAACCTTCTTATCCAAAATATGCGAGATAAAGTAGATAAAACCGATATTGTCAACAGCCTTAATTTATCAAGAGAGGGTCTTGATATCAATGTTAATAGAATTGGAATTAAAGGCGGTGACAATAACAGATATGTTCAAATACAGAATGATTCTATTGAACTAGGTGGTATTGTGCAACGTACTTGGAGAGGGAAACGTTCAACAGACGATATTTTTACGCGACTGAAAGACGGTCACCTGAGATTTAGAAATAACACCGCTGGCGGTTCACTTTATATGTCACATTTTGGTATTTCGACTTATATTGATGGTGAAGGTGAAGACGGTGGTTCATCTGGTACGATTCAATGGTGGGATAAAACTTACAGTGATAGTGGCATGAATGGCATAACAATCAATTCCTATGGTGGTGTCGTTGCACTAACGTCAGATAATAATCGGGTTGTTCTGGAGTCTTACGCTTCATCGAATATCAAAAGCAAACAGGCACCGGTGTATTTATATCCAAACACAGACAAAGTGCCTGGATTAAACCGATTTGCATTCACGCTGTCTAATGCAGATAATGCTTATTCGAGTGACGGTTATATTATGTTTGGTTCTGATGAGAACTATGATTACGGTGCGGGTATCAGGTTTTCTAAAGAAAGAAATAAAGGTCTTGTTCAAATTGTTAATGGACGATATGCAACAGGTGGAGATACAACAATCGAAGCAGGGTATGGCAAATTTAATATGCTGAAACGACGTGATGGTAATAGGTATATTCATATACAGAGTACAGACCTACTGTCTGTAGGTTCAGATGATGCAGGAGATAGGATAGCTTCTAACTCAATTTATAGACGTACTTATTCGGCCGCAGCTAATTTGCATATTACTTCTGCTGGCACAATTGGGCGTTCGACATCAGCGCGTAAATACAAGTTATCTATCGAAAATCAATATAACGATAGAGATGAACAACTGGAACATTCAAAAGCTATTCTTAACTTACCTATTAGAACGTGGTTTGATAAAGCTGAGTCTGAAATTTTAGCTAGAGAGCTGAGAGAAGATAGAAAATTATCGGAAGACACCTATAAACTTGATAGATACGTAGGTTTGATTGCTGAAGAGGTGGAGAATTTAGGATTAAAAGAGTTTGTCACGTATGATGACAAAGGAGAAATTGAAGGTATAGCGTATGATCGTCTATGGATTCATCTTATCCCTGTTATCAAAGAACAACAACTAAGAATCAAGAAATTGGAGGAGTCAAAGAATGCAGGATAACAAACAAGGATTACAAGCTAATCCTGAATATACAATTCATTATTTATCACAGGAAATTATGAGGTTAACACAAGAAAACGCGATGTTAAAAGCGTATATACAAGAAAATAAAGAAAATCAACAATGTGCTGAGGAAGAGTAATCTTTAGCACTATTTTTATACAAAAATTTAAGGAGGTCATTTAATTATGGCAAAAGAAATTATCAACAATACAGAAAGGTTTATTTTAGTACAAATCGACAAAGAAGGTACAGAACGTGTAGTATATCAAGATTTCACAGGAAGTTTTACAACTTCTGAAATGGTTAACCATGCTCAAGATTTTAAATCTGAAGAAAACGCTAAGAAAATTGCGGAGACGTTAAATTTGTTATATCAATTAACTAACAAAAAACAACGTGTGAAAGTAGTGAAAGAAGTTGTGGATAGAACTGACTTGTCATCTGATAAAACAGTTGATAGCGAAACAATGTAACTATACTAAGTTATGAGTATTACACTCATAGCTTTCTTAGAAAGTAGGTGTAGTTTTGGATGATATTCAAAAAATAAAAAAAGAGCTTTCTGAATTAGTTGAACGTGTGGATGATGTTGAAGTACTAGCAAATGAAACAGCTGATCATGTGCTTGAACTTAGAGAGGAACAAAAGCAACATCATAAAGAACTAAAAGAATCTCATAAAGAACTTAAGGACAAGCAAGATAAAGTTGTAGATGAGAATTTAGAGCAAACAAAGATATTAAACAGAATTGAAGAAAGGTATCAAACGCAAGTAGATGTTGCACAAAAAAATGAAGAAAAGACACTCGCCCAAAATAAATGGCTCGTAGGTGCCATATGGGCGCTTGTAACAATTGTTATGATTGCAGTCATTACTGCATCAATTACTGCGTTATTACCTTAAGGGAGGTGGACAAAATGAGTTGGGCAAGATGGTTGTCATGCTATTTGTATGGTCGTAAATGTAAATAATGTTTTTGGTCAGTGCTTCGGCACTGGCTTTTTATTTTGGAAAAAAGGAGCAAACAAATGGATGCAAAAGTAATAACAAGATACATCGTATTGATCTTAGCATTAGTCAATCAGTTTTTAGCGAATAAAGGTATAAGTCCGATACCAGTAGATGAAGAAAGTGTTTCATCGATTATCTTAACAGTTGTTGCTTTATATACTACATATAAAGATAATCCAACATCTCAAGAAGGTAAATGGGCAAATCAAAAGCTAAAGAAATATAAAGCTGAAAACAAGTATAGAAAAGCAACAGGGCAAGCGCCAATTAAAGAAGTAATGACACCTACGAATATGAACGACACAAATGATTTAGGGTAGGTGATGATTTATGTTAATGACAAAAAACCAAGCAGAAAAATGGTTTGATAATTCATTAGGAAAGCAGTTCAATCCTGATTTGTTTTATGGATTTCAGTGTTACGATTACGCAAATATGTTTTTTATGATAGCAACAGGCGAAAGGTTACAAGGTTTATACGCTTATAATATTCCATTTGATAATAAAGCAAGGATTGAAAAATACGGGCAAATAATTAAAAACTATGATAGCTTTTTACCGCAAAAGTTGGATATTGTCGTTTTCCCGTCAAACTATGGTGGCGGAGCTGGACATGTTGAAATTGTTGAGAGCGCAAATTTAAACACTTTCACATCATATGGGCAAAATTGGAATGGTAAAGGTTGGACAAATGGTGTTGCGCAACCTGGTTGGGGTCCTGAAACTGTTACAAGACATGTTCATTATTACGATGACCCAATGTATTTTATTAGATTAAATTTCCCAGATAAAGTAAGTGTTGGAGATAAAGCTAAAAGCGTTATTAAGCAAGCAACTGCCAAAAAGCAAGCAGTAATTAAACCTAAAAAAATTATGCTTGTAGCCGGTCATGGTTATAACGATCCTGGAGCAGTAGGAAACGGAACAAACGAACGCGATTTTATCCGTAAATATATAACGCCAAATATCGCTAAGTATTTAAGACATGCCGGTCATGAAGTTGCATTATATGGTGGCTCAAGTCAATCACAAGACATGTATCAAGATACTGCATACGGTGTTAATGTAGGCAATAAAAAAGATTATGGCTTATATTGGGTTAAATCACAGGGGTATGACATTGTTCTAGAGATTCATTTAGACGCAGCGGGAGAAAGTGCAAGTGGTGGACATGTTATTATCTCAAGTCAATTTAATGCAGATACTATTGATAAAAGTATACAAGATGTTATAAAAAATAACTTAGGACAAATAAGAGGTGTAACACCTCGTAACGATTTACTAAATGTTAACGTATCAGCAGAAATAAATATAAACTATCGTTTATCTGAATTAGGTTTTATTACTAATAAAAATGATATGGATTGGATTAAGAAAAACTATGACTTGTATTCTAAATTAATAGCCGGTGCGATTCATGGTAAGCCTATAGGTGGTTTGGTAGCTGGTAATGTTAAAACATCAGCTAAAAACCAAAAAAATCCACCAGTGCCAGCAGGTTATACACTTGATAAAAACAATGTACCGTATAAAAAAGAGACTGGTTATTACACAGTTGCCAATGTTAAAGGTAATAACGTAAGGGACGGCTATTCAACTAATTCAAAAATTACAGGTGTATTACCTAATAACGCAACAATCAAATATGACGGCGCATATTGCATCAATGGCTATAGATGGATTACTTATATTGCTAATAGTGGACAACGTCGTTATATAGCGACAGGAGAGGTAGACAAGGCAGGTAATAGAATAAGTAGTTTTGGTAAGTTTAGCACGATTTAGTATTTACTTAGAATAAAAATTTTGCTACATTAATTATAGGGAATCTTACAGTTATTAAATAACTATTTGGATGGATATTAATATTCCTATACACTTTTTAACATTACTCTCAAGATTTAAATGTGCGTAACTGGCAGGTACTTCGGTACTTGCCTATTTTTTTATGTTATAGCTAGCCTTCGGGCTAGTTTTTTGTTATGATGTGTTACACATGCATCAACTATTTACATCTATCCTTGTTCATCCAAGCATGTCACTGGGTGTTTTTTTTCTTACGATAGAGAGCATAGTTTTCATACTACTCCCCGTAGTATATATGACTTTAGCATTCCCGTATAACAGTTTACGGGGTGCTTTTTATGTTATACTTACTTTTATATAGTAGGAGTGAACTATATAGCCGGGCAGAGGCCATGTATCTGACTGTTGGTCCCACAGGAGACATCTTCCTTGTCATCACTCGATACATATATCTTGATAACATAGAGTTGTTACAGTCGCTACACCACTCATACTAGTTACTGGGTGGTTTTTTATATGTTTAAAAACCGTTATAAATGCTATAATAATGCTATACATGTGATAAAATGAGGTAATATATATGAACGAAAAAACTGGTATAGACCAATTTATGAGAAAAGAAATCGAAAGTTTAGGCGTAAGTTACGATGAACAACAAAGCAGCAATGTTGAAATAGCGGAAGCGCTAAAAACAGCAAGTAAAAGTTTAAGCGGAAAAGTAGGTAAACCAGAATTTTTATTTTTTAGCGATGAATTTTTAGTCGTTGTTGAGGATAAAAAAGATATACATAAGCATGAAATGAAGTCTGAACGAGGTGAACTAATACTAGATTCACCAGAAATATTGAAAGATTATGCTGTAAATGGCGCAGTGCATTATGCGCGGCACATTATTAAACATACAAATATAGTTGAAAAGGTTTTTGCGGTTGGCGCATCAGGTGATGGGCATTCGAATAAAATTAGCATACATTATGTAGATAGCAAAAGCTATAAATATATTTCAGATATAAACAACTTAGAGGATTTGAAAGAAGAAAACATTGAAGAATTTTATCGTGTTTCTGTGTTAGGAGAGTTGCCTAAAGAAGAAAGAGAGTTAATAGAAGTTAATAAAATTGCTGCCGATTTGCACGAGGACTTAAGGAACTATGGTTCGCTTGAAGGTGAAAAGAAAGCTTCTGTAGTGTCCGCAATTTTACTAGCTTTAGAAAATGAAGAAGTGATTTTTAATGTGGATAAACTACAAGGACTTCAAGGTGAGGGTGTTAAAGATGGCGAAATCCTCTTTGATGCTATTGATAAATATTTAAGAAATAAAAGTTTAATGCCTCATGCTAAAATTGGTGAATTAAAAGATAACTTCACTTTTATACAGAACGATTTGACGTTAAATAGATCAAGAGAAGACTTAAAGATGACACCATTAAAATATTTTACTATCAAGCTAAGTAATAAATTAAAGAAAAATATCAAACATTCTGATATGGATATACTAGGTAATTTTTATGGTGAGTTTGTAAAATATGGAGGAAATGATGGTAATTCATTAGGCATAGTCTTAACACCTAGACATATTACAAACCTGATGTGCGAATTAATTGATATTGATGAAAATGATTATGTATTAGATCCATGCTGTGGTTCAGGTGGGTTTTTAATAGCTGCCATGAATAGAATGTTAGGAAAAACAAATGATGAAATCAAAAAAGCTGAAATAAAACAAAATCAATTACATGGAATTGAATTACAACAAAAGTTATTCACTATAGCAACTACAAATATGATTTTACGTGGTGATGGTAAAAGTAATCTAAAACGTGATGACATATTCCATGTTGAAACAGGTCTATATAAAAATCAAATTACTAAGGCATTAATTAACCCCCCATATTCACAAGCTAAAACGAAAAACTTAAGTCACTTATCAGAAATTAGTTTTATCAATGAAACGTTGTCACTAATGAAAAAGGACGCTAAGTTAGCCGCTATCGTTCCACAGAGTACAATGATTGGTAAAACTAATAATGATAAGAATTACAAGCGCGAAATACTAGAAAAGCATTCGTTAGAAACAGTAATTACGCTTAATAAAGATACCTTTTATGGCGTGGGAGTAAATCCGTGTATAGCAATTTTCACTGCAGGTGTTCCACAAGACAACAAAAAACGTGTTAACTTTGTAAACTTTTCTGATGATGGTTATATAGTGCGTAAACATGTGGGATTAGTTGGAGATGGTACCGAGAAATCAAAAAAAGAATATCTTTTAAACGTGTTAAATGATTATGAAGATGCGGATACTAACTTTTTAGTTAAATCCCCTATTACTTGGAAGGATGAATGGTTGCATAGCTTCTTTTACTACAATGAAGAAATTCCTACAGATGAAGATTTCGAAAAGACAATAGCTGATTACTTATCATTTGAATTTGATATGAAACTGCACGGCAGGGGGGATTTATTCGATAATGAAACTGAGTGATAGAGAATGGAAGGCGTTTACAACTGATGAGTTATTCAGTATTAAATCTGGGACTACGTCTGACTTTTCAAAATTGAATTTAAAAAACGATTCAAAGTTACCGTGTATAGGGGCAAAATATAAAAATAATGGTGTGGTAGGTTTCGCTAATAATGAAGAACTGAAAGTAGAAGGAAACGCTTTAGTTTTTATTAAAACTGGAGAAGGTTCTGTTGGACTAACTCTTTATAAAGCAGAAGATTTTATACCGCACAAAAATGTTTACATAGGCTATAACGTAAGCTTAAATAAATATATAGGCTTGTTTATTACAACTATGTACAATAAACAGAAATTTATATATAACTATGGCTATGGTCTAAACCAATTAAGAGTAAAAAGACGTAAAATATTGCTTCCTTCTAAAAATAATAGTCCTGATTACGAATTCATGGAACGATACATCAAAGAAAAATATTTTAATCTAAAATCACATATAAAAGAGAAACAAAAACACAAAATTTCTGATTGGCGAGAGTTAGATGAGGTTGAGTGGCTACCCTTCTCAACTTCAGAAGTTTTTAATACTATTCAACGAGGAAAAAGGTTAACTAAATCTAATCAAATAAAAGGATTAACACCTTACATATCCTCTAGTGGTATTAATAACGGATTAGATAACTTTATTTCAAATAGCGAAAAAATTAGAGTTTTTGATAATTGTTTAACAATAGCAAACAGCGGAAGTGTAGGAAGTACTTTTTATCATACGTATAGATTCATTGCTAGTGATCACGTTACTCACTTAAAAAATAATAATTTAAATAAGTTTACTTATTTATTTATAGCTAATATGCTACGTAGACTAGAAGGAAAGTATAGTTTTAATCGTGAAATTAATGATTTTCGTATTAAAAGAGAACGCATATTACTCCCCACTAAAAACAATCAGCCCGACTATGAATTTATGGAGCAATACATGAAGCGAAAAGAAAATAAGATATTAGATAGATTATAAATGATCAAACCACACCACCTATTAATTTAGGAGTGTGGTTATTTTTTTGTGTTTTTTTCGGGGCGAAAAAAGGGCAAATTATTTAAATAAGGGCAAACATGCGTGGAAAACACAGAGGTTTAAAAATGCCAAAACCGTTGATATGACAAGGTTTTTATACGTTTGTATACAACGACGAATTATCTATTCGCCATCACATTATGATGATATGTTTATTTTAAACACACAAGCTCATGCACGTCTTGATCAAATGGCACAACAGTTTGAAGTTGTTTGTAATGGCTTGAACGAAAATGAAGGACAAGCAATTCAAACGATGGATCAATCTGCCTCTCTAATACGGTCAAACTTAATTCAAGTTAAAGAACAATTAGAAAAACTAGCTGTATACTAAGTAATTTATTAAATGCTACTTGTTTTCTTTGAGAATAAGTAGTTTTTTTAACATAAAAGTTTTACAAACACATAAATGGGTGATGAGCTATGTTTAAAAGAACAAAACTAATCTTAATAGCAACGATACTACTATCAGGATGTTCAACTACCAATAACGAATCCAACAATGAAACAAAATCAGTGCCAGAAGAAATGGAAGCTTCAAAATATGTAGGACAAGGCTTCCAACCACCTGCAGAAAAAGATGCGATTGAATTTTCGAAGAAGCATAAAGATAAAATTGCTAAACGTGGCGAACAATTTTTTATGGATAACTTTGGACTAAAAGTTAAAGCTACAAATGTTGTAGGTAGTGGCGACGGTGTAGAAGTATTCGTGCATTGTGATGACCACGACATCGTATTTAATGCAAGTATTCCATTTGACAAATCAATAATTGAGAGTGATAGCTCATTAAGAAGTGAGGATAAAGGCGATGATATGAGTACTTTAGTTGGTACAGTGTTGAGTGGCTTTGAATATCGAGCGCAAAAAGAAAAGTATGATAATTTATATAAATTTTTAAAAGAAAATGAAAAGAAATACCAATATACAGGATTTACTAAAGAGGCAATTAACAAAACACAAAATAGTGGATATGAAAATGAATATTTTTATATAGTTGCTAATATACCGACGCTCCAAGAATATAGGAAATATTACGAACCCCTAATAAAGAAAAATAATCTGAATTTTAAAAAAGGTATGAAACAAGCAAGGAAAGGAGTAGGCTATAAAGCTGCAATAGAAGTACATACAACATTGTTTTCGAGAAGTAGTAACTTTTCAAAGGACAAAAAATTAGATGATGTTTTAGATTTGTCTGAAAGTACGAAAAAGTTACACCTTAATTTTGAAAATACGAAAATATTTTTACAACTAGCAAAATCTACTATTAGCACTAATCGAGTTAATTACAGTGATAATGAGTCTATAAGGATTGAGGTCGAATGACTTGAAATCAGCTAATTTCTCTATATTCTAAACAAACACATAAATGGGAGATGGGCTATGTTTAAAAGAATTAAACTAATCTTAATAGCAACGATAATACTATCAGGATGTTCAACTACCAATAACGAATCCAACAATGAAACAAAATCAGTACCAGAAGAAATGGAAGCTTCAAAATATGTAGGACAAGGCTTCCAACCACCTGCAGAAAAAGATGCGATTGAATTTGCGAAGAAGCATCGTAAAGAATTTGAAAAAGTAGGTGAACAATTCTTTAAAGATAACTTTGGACTAAAAGTTAAAGCTACAAATGTTGTAGGTAAAGATGATGGTGTAGAAGTTTATGTGCATTGCGAAGATCATGGCATTGTATTTAATGCAAGTCTACCTTTGTACAAAGATGCCATCCATCAAAAAGGATCAATGCGTAGTAATGACAACGGTGATGATATGAGTATGATGGTGGGTACAGTGCTGAGTGGCTTTGAATATCGAGCGCAAAAAGAAAAGTATGATAATTTATATAAATTTTTAAAAGAAAATGAAAAGAAATATCAATATACAGGTTTTACTAAAGAAGCAATTAACAAGACGCAAAACGTCGGGTATCAAAATGAATATTTTTATATTACATATTTATCAAGAAATTTAAAAGAATATCGTAAATATTACGAACCATTGATTCATAAAAAGGATAAAGAATTTAAAGAAGGTATGCAACGAGCTAGAAAAGAGCTAAACTATACTGCTAATACTGATGTTGTTTCTACACTTTTTTCTACTAAGAAAAACTTTACTAAAGACAATACAGTAGATGATGTGATTGAATTGAGTAATAAATTAAAAGATAAACCCAATATGCCTCAAAAATCTCAAGTTACTATTCAATTAGGAAAACCAAGTATAAATACTAAAAAGCCGTTTTATGACGATATAAATCCAATTGAAGGATGA